GCTCACACAGGTGTTGTCCCATTCCTCAAAAAGTTTGAAGCAACTGTCAGATGCTGCACTCAAAATGGCATCAGAGGTGGATCAGCAACTGTCCACTTCCCAATCTGGCACCAAGAAATAGAAGACATCATTGTTCTGAAAAATAACAAGGGCACTGAAGACAATCGTGTAAGAAAACTAGATTATTCAATTCAAATCAGTAAACTGTTCTATGAAAGATTCATTCAAGATGGAGAGATCTCCCTCTTCAGTCCCCACAGCGTTCCTGGTCTGTATGATGCTTTTGGCACTGATAGATTTGACAGCCTATATGAGTCTTATGAACGAGATCAGTCTATTCCAAGAAAGACTGTCAGAGCTCAGGAACTCATTCTGGATCTCTTGAAAGAAAGAGCAGAGACTGGTAGAATCTATATCATGAACATAGATCACTGCAACTCTCATTCTTCCTTTAAGGATAAGGTTGAGATGAGCAATCTGTGTCAAGAAATTACCCTTCCAACTGTTCCCCTAAATCATATTGATGACCCTGATGGGGAGATTGCACTTTGTATTCTTTCTGCTATCAATGTTGGAAAGGTGAAGGATGATCATGAGTTTGAAGAACTTTGTGATCTTTCAGTTAGAGGTCTTGAAGAATTGATTGATTATCAAGAATATCCTGTGACTGCTGCAATGAAATCCACACTGGCAAGGAGATCCCTTGGTATTGGTTTCATTGGTCTTGCCCACTATCTTGCCAAACTTGGATACAACTATGATTCCCAAGAGGCATGGGATGCAGTTCATGGTCTTTCTGAATCATTCCAGTATTATCTTCTGAAGTCTTCTAACCAGATTGCTAAGGAGAAAGGTGCTTGTGAATACTTCAGCAGGACTAAGTATGCAGATGGTATTCTTCCAATTGATACTTACAAAAAAGATGTAGACGAAATTTCATCCATTACATATCAGCATGATTGGGAAAGTCTTAGAGCATCTATCCTGGAATCAGGTCTCAGACACAGCACACTGTCAGCACAAATGCCTTCAGAGAGCAGTTCCGTTGTGTCAAATGCAACCAATGGAATTGAACCACCTAGAGGATTCTTGTCCGTTAAAAAGAGTAAGAAAGGACCCCTTAAGCAGATTGTTCCACAATACCAATCTCTTAAGAACCATTACACTCTTCTGTGGGATATGGAGTCCAATCGTGGTTATATTAATACTGTTGCTGTAATGCAAAAGTTCTTTGATCAGGCAATCAGTGGCAACTGGAGTTACAATCCAGAAAACTATGCAGATAATGAAGTTCCTGTTACAGTGATGGCACAGGATCTGTTATCAACATACAAGTTTGGATGGAAGACTTCTTATTATCAGAATACATATGATAACAAAACAGATGAAATCAAAGAACCAACTTCAGATGTTAATGCACTAATTGAAGAAATTTTAAATTCCAAAGGAGAAGACGACTGTGACAGTTGCAAAATTTAGAGTCAGTTCAGATACCCCTGTAGAAGGGATGACAGTATTCAATACCAACAAGGTGGATGCTAAAAAACAACCTATGTTTTTTGGTAATCCCCTTGGGGTTCAAAGATATGATCAATATAAGTATCCTATTTTTGACAAACTGACTCAACAGCAGTTGGGATATTTCTGGAGACCTGAAGAAGTTTCACTACAGAAAGATCGTGCAGACTACCATACTCTCAGACCAGAGCAGAAGCATATCTTTACTTCTAACCTGAAGTATCAGATTCTTCTTGATTCTGTTCAGGGTCGTGGTCCTGGTATGGCATTCATTCCCTACTGCTCTCTCCCTGAGTTAGAAGCATGTATGACTGTATGGGAATTCATGGAGATGATTCACTCTAGATCCTATACTTACATCATCAAGAATGTTTATTCAGATCCTTCAGAGGTCTTTGATACTATTCTTGATGATGAAAGGATCTTAGAACGTGCCAAGAGTGTTACTCAGGCATATGATGATTTTATTTCAGCAGCTCAACAGTATGGAAATACTGACGAATGGAGACATGCTCAAGAAGGTGCTGGTTATTTCAAAGAAAATCGTTTAGAATTAAAAAGAAAACTCTATCGTGCTATTGCCAATGTCAATATTCTCGAAGGTATCAGGTTCTACGTCTCGTTTGCTTGCTCGTTTGCATTTGGTGAACTCAAGCTTATGGAAGGATCAGCTAAAATTATCTCTCTCATCGCAAGAGACGAAAACCAGCATCTTGTCATTACTCAAAACATCCTCAACAAATGGCGTGAAGGGGATGACCCAGAGATGCAGCAGATTGTTAAAGAGGAACAAGATTGGGTAACATCAGCATTTAAGAAATGTGTTGATGAAGAGAAGGCATGGGCACAGTATCTTTTCAAAGATGGTTCCATGATTGGTTTGAATGATAAACTGCTCAACAATTATGTTGAATGGATTGCTAATCGTAGGATGAAGTCCATTGGTTTAAAACCAATCTATGATATTCCTGCAAAGAACAATCCTCTTCCTTGGACAGAACACTGGATCTCTTCTAAGGGACTTCAGGTTGCTCCACAGGAAACAGAGGTTGAATCTTATGTGGTTGGTGGAATTAAACAAGATCTAAAGAAGGATACCTTTGCAGGTTTCCAACTTTGAGGAGAGGGGCAATGCCCCTCTTTTTTTATAAATAATTCTAAAGTCTTTGTGCGTCATGAATAGTTTACAGGAAGCATACCTATCAATCTATCAAACTCAACTTGATGAAAGAATGAGTGATGATGAAAAGGAAATGAGACGCCTTGCTGCTCAAGAAAGAAGAGCAGGTAAGTCTGATAGAATGGATGCAAAGGTTGCTAAAAAATATGCAGATTCTGAAGCAAGATCTGCAAGTAGAGAAGATAAGAAGTCAAAGGGCAAGCACATTGCTGGCATGGCAGATTCCTTTGAACCAGAAGGTGAGCAGATTGATGAGATCTCTGCAAACCTTGCTCTCACTGCATCACAAAAAGCAGACAATGAGAGAAGAAAGGCTTCAGTTGCTGGTGATAAAACCAGAGCAGCAGAAAAAGCTAGACAAGCATCTGCCATCTATGCTGGTGTTGCCAAGAGAAGAGCAAGAGAAAAAACTCAAAGTGAGGCAAAAGATAATTCATATCTAGAAACAGATATGGAGAAGAGAAAGAAAAATAATGAGAAAGCAATTGCTGACATGAAAAAAGTGAAGGACAATACTGTCCCTCGCTGGATGAAGGAAGATACTCTTGATGAAAGAGCACTTGATGCTACTGAAAAGAAAGAGAAGGAAAGACTTGTCAAGGGCATGAAGAAGTCTGCTAAAGACTTTAAACAGAGATATGGTGATAGAGCCAAGTCTGTAATGTATGCAACTGCTACAAAGCAGGCAAAGGAAAGAATGGATACTTCCAAGTCAGACCGCAGATATGGGGTGGAAGGATGAACGAGGAATTGACCCCACCAGAGGCACCTAGGAGGGGCAGGAGACCCTCTGAGGTTGCCAAGAGGGCTAAGCTCAATGCCCTGATTGATAAGATCAGGGACAACAAAGAAAAGGTTGACAAGGCAAAGAAGGGTCAGTAGAATAACTCTGTAAGGGTTCAAGATAAATAATAGCTCATAATATTGAAGATATATGAGCTATGAAAACCCTTGGGTTTATAATGGGGAAGTTTTTGATTCATCTGACATACAGGACTTTTTTGGTTTTGTGTATCTTATTGAATGCCCTGAAACTTCTAGGAGCTACATTGGAAGAAAGTATTTTTGGTCTTTTAGAAAACCTAAGGGTAAGTCTAGAAAAGTTAAGTCAGAAAGTGATTGGAAATCCTACTATGGATCTTGTCCAGAACTCAAAGATGATGTAAAGAAGTTTGGAAAGGATAAGTTCAAAAGAACTATTCTATCTCTCCACAAGACAGTTGGTAAAACTAACTATGAGGAGACCAGACAACTATTTGTGAACAATGTTCTGACAGAATCACTTGACAATGGTATTCCTAAGTACTACAATAGCAACATTCTATCAAGGTATTTTAGGAAGGACTACTATGAGTTCAACTCAGATCCACGAGACTTGTAGCCAAGTTATAGATGATGTAATTGATAGAATGCATGATCTATGTGCAGAAGGTAGAGTTCATGATGCAATTGCACTGTATGATGAGATTAGAGATTGGGTTGTCAATAAAGAAGAATTTGATGTTCTATCTTTGATCTATCTAGAAGACTTTGCCTAAATATCACAAACTGTGCCAAACAAGTGCGATTTGATTTGGATGTTGAATTCAATTAATTTTAATGTTTAAAAAATTATTTTTACCTTTACTTCTTTCTATTCCATTTGCAGCTTGTGCAAAGGGGATTTATCCAAAGATAACAGAAATTGATCCACCACCACAAATTGTAGAACCAGTTGTTGGACTTGTGGATCCAAATTCTGTTAAAGAGATTGAAGTAGAGGAAAAGTCTTGGAAGTGTCCTGGATGTAATGACAATGAGAAGTATGTCCTAGAACAACTCCAAGCAAGAACAAAGATCTCTGATAGGAATGCCCTTGCAACAATTCTTGGAAACATTAAGCAGGAATCTAATTTCACTGCCAATATTTGTGAGGGAGGTGCTAGAGTTCCTTACAATCGTTGCTATAGCGGTGGTTATGGGATCATTCAGTGGACCTCTACAAACCGCTATCTGGGGTTAGGTAGATTCTGTAAGAAGTATGATTGTGATCCATCTTCTCTAGAGGGTCAAGTAAGTTACATGATCAATGAGTATTCTTTCCAGAAAGTTCTACCAGAATTTGAAGGTCATGGACAACCAGTTCACCAGTATATGGTTGCTGCTTATTATTGGTTAGGTTGGGGCATCAAAGGTCCCAGAGAAACCTATGCATATGACTACACTAAAAAATTAGTCTTTGCTTGACAATTGAATTTGTGAGATGTATAATTCTCACATACCTGCGAGTATGGTGTAGTGGTAACATCCCATCCTTCCAAGTTGGTGTCACGGGTTCGAATCCCGTTACTCGCTTTATTAAAACAACAATCTATGCAGAACAATGACTACAATCTTATGCAAGAATTGCAACAACGTGTTGCACGCACACCCATCCAAGACTAAGTGCTGTGGGTGTGATAACTTAACTACAATAAAAGGAGAGACCATCTCAGCAAGAGACTTGACATTAGTTGAGATCTTGAGTAATATAAAAAAGAAGGAAAGCAATTCTGTCCTGAGTAAAGATGATCTTGCTTTCCAAGAATCAAGAAAAAATCGCAAAATTAGAAAACTGGAGTTTGAAATTAAATGAACTGGGATTCCCCAAATCTTTCCAAAGGTGATGTTGAATTGTTAACAATTGCGTTGGATGAATACTTGTATGTCTCTAATCTAGAGATACCTGACATGCCAAAGATGGAGGGACTTTTGCATAGGTTGGAAGATCATCTTAACAAATATTGAATTGTTAAGAAATGGTTATTTTGGTATATAAATTATACCATGGGACCAAAAAATGGATGACCATACCTATCAAAATTGGGTAAAAATTAAAGAGACTTTTGAAGCCTCTGGGAATACAGATAACATGTTCTACAAAAGAGCATGTGCCATTATCAAAACCAAAAAAGATCCTTTGGATGAGTTTTTTAATGAAAAAAGAAATTGGTGATCTTCAGAAATTTACTGTAGAAGAATTTCAAGAAGATTTTGATAACTTAATGGATAGAGTTGAAGGTGGAGAATCATTTGTAATTACCAGTGAGTATGGTAATGCAGTAATGGTTCCATATGATGAAGAGACTGAAGAGTGGTTAAAAATATACACTGAGTATAATACTGATGCCCCTTAACTGGATGGGAGTATAGCTTAATGGTTAGAGCGCCCTGCTTATAACGGGGTAGTCTGAGTTCAACTCTCAGTACTCCTATTTGCTATTTGCAAATAGCAAATGCTCCTTTAGCAATCTGGTGAATGCAGCGAACTCATAATTCGCCTGAGGTGAGTTCGATCCTCACAGGGAGCATAGTCTTGGGAAGACTCTAAAAGCACCCTGGTCGGGAAACCCCCCCTTCAGTCATGGAGAGACTTTAAAAATCCTGGTGGAGTCATATGACCCCTTAGGTTTCTTGCTTCCTAAAAGCAAGTGGTGCGGATGGGATCTAACTCCCGCCTGGTTTCCAATTTCCAGTCAAAGAATTGGTGGCGAGCCTGCATACCTACATGAAGAGAGAGGTTGCATAAACCTCTCTTTTTTATTACATTAATACTTTTATGAAAGAAGAATCTCTTTTTACTGTTCCTTATTATAAAGATCATATTTCAAATTGGAGACAACACAAAGAAGAAATTTTTTCTATGTTGGACTATATTGAAGTCCAACCAAAAAGATTTTATACAGATTATTTTAAACATAGCACTCCAAAGTATTATGATAAATTAATGGAAATTTTATCTCCATCAGTAGATAAATTTTGTGAATTAATTAACACCAAACTTAAAGTTGTTTCTCTTTGGTCACAAAAATATCAGAATGGGGCTTCTCATGAAATTCACAATCATGGATCTTTAGGATATAGTGCTGTCTTTTATGCTAATTTAGATGAAAAAGAACATAGGGGAACAGAATTTATATCACCATTCAATAATTTTTTGACAGGTAATATTATTAAGTTTACTCCTAATATTGTGGAAGGTGATATTATATTTTTTCCTGCAGTAATAATGCATAAAAGTCCACCAACTGTTTTAGATTCAGAGTCTCAAAGAATTATTTTTTCAATGAATCTCAAATCTTTGACATTTATTGTTTAAATTGATAGACTATTGATAGTGCGTAATTTAAAATGAAATTAAAGAAAGCATTAATTACTGGTATCACTGGACAGGATGGATCTTACCTTGCAGAGTTACTGCTTGAGAAAGGTTATGAAGTTCATGGTATTGTTAGGAGATCTTCTCTAATTAATACTCATAGAATTGACCACATCTATGAAAGAATTCATCTTCACTATGGTGATCTAACAGA